GCTGAGACGAACAATCAAGGACCAACGTCGTCAAGTGCTCAATCGGCAACAGGTACGTCTCAGTGGGGTGAAATAGAGTTCTCGATCACAGAATTGACTCGCGTGGGTAACGATGACACTAAAACCCTCCAAAACCTGACAGCCATACGGGTACTGATAAATGCCAGCGGCACGCTCAATGCAACGTTCAACTCTATCTATGTCAAGGGTGGGTTCTCGGCCGACGTGGGTGCCGCTGGAGCACCGTATCTATATCGTGTTCGACCTCGCTCCAGTGTTACGGGAGCAAAAGGAAATCCCTCTCCCGTTACGCGCTACGGAACTAATCCCCGTCGCCAGCAGGTCACAGTTCAGTTGCCAAGCGCAGCTTACGATCCCCAAGTTGACACTTGGGATGTATTTCGCTATGGCGGCACGATAACTTCGTGGCGGTATATTGGTCAGTCCCCATCTACCAATGGTACGTTCATTGACAACTACTCTGACGCATCTGCTGCGAGTGGTGCGGAGTTAGAGTTCGACAACTATCAGCCTTGGCCCTCGATTGATCTCCCTATCAACGCCACAGCATCGTCCGTAACTGGAACGGTAGCTATCGTAAGCATCCCGTCGAGGGCTGGGGTTATCAACTACCTTCCTGGTAATTTGGTTAAGATCGGCGGTACGAATGTTTATACCCTCTACACTCGTCCAGTTCTGATTTCTGGGACTACTTATATGTTCCGTTTTGTAGAGAATGCTGGCGCTGGAACCAATCTGTCATTTTCCATATTCGAACCAGCAATCGCGCAGCAGTACCTCCCCTATATGTGGGGTCCAGATGCCAACGGAACGTTATTTGCGGTCGGAGACTCGTTACGCCCTGGAAATGTGTACGAGTGTAAATCGAACGCGCCAGATTCCGCTCCCGACACCTACAACCAAGAAATAACTCCACCAAGCGAACCTCTCATGGGTGGAGAGATTATGGATGGCGTGTCCTACGTCGCTTCAACCGAGCGATGGTGGAGGATGTATTTTCAAGAAGGGGGGCTTGAGCGGTATTCGGTAGTTCAGCAATCAATCCCGCGAGGTCTTGCTGCTCCGCGTGGAATATGCACTGACGGTTCTTCGATTTCATGGTGGGCCAAAGATGGTATTTGGGACACAGAAGAAGGATCTTTGACTGATGGCGATCTTTATAATCTCTTTCCCCATGAAGGCGTTGTTGGGCAGTCTGTGACCTATGGTGCAGTCACGTATTTTCCACCAGACTATTCACGCGCTGGAACGTTTCGTCTTGAAACCGGGAACGGATTTCTTTATGCCACCTACCAGGATTCCAGCGGCGTGTATCACACGCTCGTGTACGACCGAAAGAGAAAGTCATGGTCGCTAGATATCTACGGAACGCCAGCTTCCGTAATTTACCATCCTGAGCAGCAGGAAGGGACCGTACTTACAAACAACACGCTCTATCAGATGCTTATGTACGGTTTAATCAATGGAGTAGTAGCGCAGCAGCAGGACGCACACAACGATATCAACACTCCAATCTCGTGTACCGTGGCAACGAACGAATGGGACGGAGGAGACGTTCGCGCAGGGGAACAATGGGGAGACCTCTGGCTAGACTCGACTCCGGTATCAGCCATCACTGCTACACCGATGGCCTTTGGAACACAAGCATCGCCGCCTGTGACTATCGGTCCGCAAGCAACGCGACTTCAAACTCCAGTGTCTCTGGGTGGGGAAGTAATATCCGATTTCTTAGGATTGATGACCACTTGGACAGATGACTTCACATCGGTAAGCACTCATACTAAGGTACATATTTGGCAACCTTCGTTCATTCCAAAGCCTGAGACCACGAACGACCGCTTTACCGACTGGTACTCTAATGCGGACGGAGACCAAGCGGCACCCGCTGCATGGTGGCAAGGCTTCATCCTGCACGCTGACACGTCGAATGCGGTTAAAGCCATTGTTGTGCGGGATGCGGACACGTTGACGACTCACCCATTTACTCCTGCGGTTCAGCACAACGGAGAGCAGTCCAAGGCATACTCGTTCAACACTCCGTTCATCGCACATCTGGTAAGGATCGAGCCTACCGACCAGGTTCCGTGGAGGATCTTCGACGTAGAGTTCATTTCTCAACCGACACCGGAGGCGGCAGAGACATGGCAGACGCAGGGATCGTCGCACAATGTTACTGGCTACATGCACGTCAAGCAGGTTTCAGTAGCTTACGCTTCCACCTCTCCAATCACGCTCACTATTACTAGTTTCGATGGTCAGTCTCCAGTGCCAATTGTTATCCCTAGCAGCGGCGGAGCAATGCAAAAAGTTACTTTTATACTAACGGCCAACAAGGGCACTCTATACTTTTATAAGGCCAACTCATCGGCACCATTTCAGTTACATCTTCCAGATTGGGAAGTCTTGGTAGGTCAGTGGGGGAGGCAGGGAGGTTATTTAAAATACACAAACCTCGGCGGGCCTGTCGGAGATCAAGCGAAAATATGAGTCCACGATTCCCCTATCTTGATTTTGTAAATGGTTTGAACTCGCACCGAATACCGTCTCGCCAGTGCGGTCATAGTACCGCGCCGCACAGTCCCAGACAAGATACGCTTTATGTACCTAACTTCATTATCGTTAAGTTTGCTGTGGGGATTATTGACACCCTTGCTGAAATCATGCGGCCACGACTCAGGGTGTTTACGATGCCCATTCCTATCTCCAGATGCCGTAAGTCCAAGACTTTTGGCGTGCCTTACATTTTCAAGACAGGTAGTCCATTCGAGGTTAGAAAATGCGTCATCCGTTTTCACTCCGCTCTTATGGTTAACTTGCATTCCATATGGACGCGACCCACCAAATGCAGTCATCACTTTCACGTGAACGGTGACTGTGCGTTTTCTTTCTCTATCGCAGAGATGGACGACATGGTAACCGTTAGTATCACAAGAGAGCTTTCTTGTCCTTCCGGTTTTTATTGTTCTCACCCTACCGCACGAGGAAACCTCGTAGATGGTTTCCCAGTCAGGCAGCGGTCTCCACAATTCAGTAGTATCATCGGGAACATCCATGGCTGGCTCCTCTTAACCAGGAATCGGTTATGGCTAGAGCCGTTACGGTGCTTGCACACTGTTTCGGCTCGCGTTATCTTACCATGCGAGGCCCAAGTATGAGCACTGCGACCGTGGACATTTCCAAAGCTCTGACCGTGGATGGTTGGATGGCTGAGATTGAATTGCAATGGCTGGCGGAGCAAGCAAAGTCTCACCAGTGTATCGTGGAACTTGGTTCTTATCTTGGACGTTCTACGTCAGCACTCGCAGCAAACACTCCTGGAACCGTGTATGCGTTGGATGATTGGAACGGTCTTCGTGACACAATGGATCAGTACGGTAGCCCGTGGAATAACCCAGAGCCAGGGGCTCTCTACAAAGCATTTCTCCGAAATACTCGGGACTTCGAGAACATCGTTCCACTGAAGTGCTCACACGAATCACCAGCAGAGACCCCACAGCCTGACATGGTGTTCATCGACGGTTCCCACGAGTACGAAGATGTGAAACGCGACATCATCTACTGGAAATCACGAATCGCTCCCGGTGGAATGCTCTGTGGTCACGACTACGATCCGTTTGCGTGGCCGGACGTATGCAAGGCAGTCGATGAAATATTTCCTCATGGAACTAAGGTCTGCGGCACGATCTGGTATTGCTTCCAGAAAAGGATGGAAGTGTTAGACCTGAGAGAAGTGTCCCGGAGAACAGGGTTACGTCTACCAGGGGAACCCAAGAAATCTATTCAACCTGCAACGGAGATTCCAGAGTGGCAGTATCTCAATCGTGACAGGCTCCCAAAGAACGTCGGAGTTGCCCTCGGTCTCCCCTCTTCAGGTCGGTACGTCCCGTTCGAAATGGCTTATGCTCTCAGTCGCTTGGCCTTCCCGCCTTCCACGAACCGCGTTCACATCGCGGTAAAAGGCGTAAAGCGGGACTTGGCTCGGGAGGGGATTGCGGAACAGGCAATTGAGCTGGGAGCACGAAATCTACTGTTCATTGACGACGATAACCCACCTCCAGAAGATGCGGTTTACAAGTTGCTTCAAACCATTGACTCGGCAGATGACGATGTGGCCGTAGTTGCCGGTATTTACTGCACCAAAGAGAACCCACCATCGCCGTTAGTATTTCAGGATGAAGGTAGCGGACCCTTTTGGCGCTGGAAAAAAGGTGACATCTTCGAGTGTCAGTCAATCGCCACCGGCTGTATGATGATTCGCTGTTCCGCGCTCGCTAAGATCCCAAAGCCGTGGTTCAAGGATGTGGTTACTCCACAGGAAGCGAAAGATTTAGGATTGCTCGATCCTGAGTCCTCTGCTATTCACTTCGAGATGACGGACGACATCTATTTCTGTCGGAAAGTAAAAGCTTCCGGGTTCAAGATACTCGCTCATGGTGGTGTTCTCCCTGGGCATTGGGATGAGCATGGTAACGTGTACTTCCTTCCAGACGACAGTTATCCCATGAGGGGACAATGACCCAGCGCTACTACCCGCAAGGCCACGGACCACGGCTAGACGAAGACCTGAGACTGCTCTACGACCACATGTATCGGACTCAAGGAACTAGTGGCAAAACTACTGAGTCCAAGATCGTTGCGCCGACTGCTGGCGGGCCATCCACGACCAAGTTGGCCGGATTGAATGTCAGGGGTATTCCGCCCGCTTCCGGGGCGCCAGTGACATCGCTTTCAGCTATACCTGTGTTGGGCTACGACATCAAAAGCGGAGATATTACTTGGTTTATTCCCATGTAAAGTAGTATTCTCCCACTTAGAGATTCTTGCTGCGGTTCTCCGTGGACCGACCAGAAGGCTTCCGATTACAAATCGGGGGCTTTTTACGTTTAGGAGGTTTTCTTGGCAAACACAGTGTTGAAAGACATTTACGGACCTGACTGGCCTCTGGGCATGATTGTTGTACCGACACCAGGGACTCCGGTGAGCATCATGTCGCTGGTTGATCCAACATCGGTAAACGACCCTTCAACCGCCACTACTACCACTTCCTACGAATACACGGTCACCGCACAGCAACTATTTTTTCAGGCGGTCAAGGCTGGAGCTTCGCACGGAGTACAGAACAATACAGGAAATATCTACATCGTGCGTTTTGCGGGTAAAGGTGCAGGTAATGGAAACCGGGACGACTATGGCACGATGATCTGGAGCCTTTCTCCTGGCGCCAATCTGTTTCTATCTTCCGCTCCGCTTGAGCGAAATAAGTTCAATCCGTATCGGTACTACATTGATGCCGATAATGCAAACGACGCTTGTCTCGTAACTATGCTGATCGCATAAGGAGGATCATGAGAATCCCGATATCAATATTCTTCGCTATCCTACTTTCAGCGATGGCAGTAGCGCAATCTTCAAGCGGAGGAGGGACTAATGGCAGCGGCACGGTTACCAACACTCTAGGAGGCTTGACGCTAGGTCTTCCCGTCATTGGCAACAATAGTGCGGATATTGCGGTTGGAACCAAGACAGGAAACACGACGTTATTCCCCACATTCACTGGGGCTGCAACTGCATCTCGCTGCATTGATACCGATGCAAACGGGAATCTACAGATTACGGCGGCAGATTGTGGAACGGGTTCTTTACCATCAGGCACGCAGGGCTATCCAGTCATCAATTTCAACAATTCAACAGGGTACTCCACCTCCGCTATTTTCGTAGATGCTACGCAATTCTCTGGGGCGGACATGTGTGCCAAAATTGTTGCGGCGCGGGCCAGTCCGTCTTGTTCAGGGGCCTCCAATTATTGCTATGTACGTGCTCCATTTATTGGTAAACAGCTTTGCACTTCCTCGCCATTTAGTGGTTGGACAAATGCCGGTGCGTTAGATTTTAAAGGAGCTGCTGCTTTAGATATACGCACGGATGTAACATGGGCTGTCCCGCCTAGTGTAAAGTTGATCGGAGCTGGCGTGGCGACTCCCCACCAAGCATTTGGGGCATCTACCTCGGGCACGATTTTACGGGCCAATAATCTCAGTCTTTATAATACTGGCGGTTCTGGTTTTTCGGTGCCTAGCGTAACCGGATTCACGATCTCCGCAGCATCAGGTAGTCCATCGTTGGCCACAGTCACTACATCGTCTCCGAACGGAACGATGTGTACAGGAGGTAGTGGAAATAATGGACAAGATGTATTCATCTATCCAGTAGGGTCAAGTGGTGGTCTGCCAGCTTATTACAATATTGCAAATCATTTTATCGCCGTGAATATTGCTTGCGGGGCGGGAACAGTCTCTACCAGTTTTCAAATTGCTGTTCCTTCGGGAACAACGGCCTGCACCGCGAATTGCGGAACGATCTATGAGGGTACTTCATTACTTCGTAACGGAAATCCTGGAGGAAATGCCCAGTACAACTCTTTTATTACTGACATGGGAGTAAGTTGTTCGTGGGTCGTTGGTTGTATTCCATATCTCAATGATGATGCGGAAGAACAATCCGGAGTTTACCGGGTAAGTTTTTTTAATACAGGCGGAGAGTTCATGCGTCTGTCTGAATTCGCAACAGCTGGCAGCGGAGATGGTCTAGCCACTGGCGGAGGAGACTCGCAATCTGGATGGATGACTAACATAATCGGTCAGTACTTAGCCGAGACTTGCGAAGTGACATCCAACTCTGGCTGCAATGGAGCAACTTCAGTCGGTACCGGTAACTCAGTTTATGAGACTTATTCCAACACTGGGGACACTCTAACAGGAACAGTAAATACACAAAATTCAGGAATTGGAGGATGCTCATCTAACTGCGTGAGTTGGGTTTCGGGGTCTAAGTTCGGCTCGAATTGGACAGGCACGGTCACGATCACAGGAGCAACGTGCAGCCCTTGCACAATTACTTCTGTTATCAGTCCCACATTGATTCAGGTCTCCGCTCCTACGGGATCAAACTCTGGTGCAACTTATTCCAGGGCGGTGAGCACAGGAGTAAACTTCGCCAACCTGGATCCTCTTAATTGCAATACACTTGGCATTTTGGTGGATGGCCCTAAAATTGGAGGCGGCACCGTAACAAACAGTCACATCGGAGAAATATCTAACGGCACTCTGCTTTTTGGCACTCCTTCCCAAGCAGGCGGAGTGCCTGTGAATATGAGTACAGCAACATGCGGAACGCCCTATACGAGCGCTTCCACCCCTATCGGTATTGTTTGGTACGGCGCGCAAGGTTCGTTCCATGATTTTTCTTTTCAATTCGCTCCTACTGAGGCAGAGATCGGTGGCAATGCATCCTTAAATGCTGCGTTTCCTGGCATCAACGTGGGCGCTACTCCAGCCTTAGTAAAGACCGATGGAGTCAGTTTTCGCACGCTGAATGGGTGCTGTAATGCGAGCACGCCTTCCGCCATGGTGGATATTGGGGCGGGATCACAAAATATAAACCTAGAAAGTCTTAATCGGATTGGGGGTACGGTAAATACCATAAAAGACAATGTAACGGGGATAACTTGCGCGGATAAAAACATCGCCTTTTATCGTATAGGTTCAGGGCCTCCTCCAGCCGTCGAGTCATCTTGCGGGTTGGGCAACACTCAGCTTGGGAGTATTACGCTTAATGGAGCAACTAGTGGTAGTTCTATTCTTGGCGTGGCTGCGGTAGCGGGTACGCCGAACAAAATCAATTTTCCTACGGTGACCGGAACGGCGCGTCAGATGTGGTCCACGGATGGGAATAACCCTCAGCAGGCGTCATGGTCCTATCCTGCCATATCGGACCTGACTTCTGCGCTCAATTCAGCAACGATCGCCAACGGCAACAATCCGCTGGTTCTGAATTGGACTCTGACTACCGATGCAACCAACGCTTTAACCTGTGGGGAAACGGCGGCGGCGACGAACGGGACTTTGACGAACGCGCTGGCTAATCAAGTGGTATGTAATCACACTACACTAGCCGGTTCTACTGCCTCTCCTTTTGGGGTTTTACAGGGAAGCGTAACTGGTGCTACCGGGCCTCCCGCTGCACAGTTTCAGACTACGTGGAACAATGCAGCGCTAGTCGGGCACTTGATCTTTGGAAACGTGACGAATACGGCTTCAGCCGCGACCGCTGACCTACTCAATCTTCGCGTAGGTAATACCCCGCAGGTCATCATTGACAAGGGTGGAAACGGATTCTTCACAGGTGGCCTAGCGACAGGCACGGCAACTGTTCCCGCTGCCGGGGTAATCACTTTCCCTGCTGGCGGTTCGTTGCAAAGCGCCGATACCGGGACGCCGACAGTGCTGTTCGGAACGAACAACGTCAGCTTCAACAAGCCGATTACTAGCCCGACGTACAACACTTGCCCTGATTCCTCCGGCTCCGGTTCGGCTCAAGTCTGTAACACGACTCCAACTTTCACGGTTGTTGCGGGAAGCTGTTTTACCTATACGACTACGACCGCTAACACGGGCACGGGATTGACGGTCAATCCAAACTCGCTGGGAGCCAAGAGCGTTTCATGGCAGGGTTCTACGACTCTGGCCGCTAATTATGTTAAGGCGAATCAGGAAGTGGTTCTGTGTTACGACGGTACTAACTTGGAATTGTCGAAGGTGGACGTGGCTCCAGCGGCGGGGTCAGGGGCTCCCGCAACCGTCACCAAACTAGCCAAGACCGCGAACTACACTACGGTCACTGGAGACTTCTCGAACGCGACCACTCCTCCAACGGAAGTCACTTACACGATTTCTTCATCAACCAGCGTAACGCATACCATGCTGGCTTCTGCTCCAGCACTCGTTAGCGGAAACATGCCGTGCGAGATCATCGAGAATTCGATCAACTCGATTCCTTATCCGCTATTGCTAAACACGAACTCCCTAACTCTTGATGGGACGGCTTACACGGCTCAACCCATCTGGCCGGGACAGGGAGTCAAGATTTGCTCAGATGGATCGAACTATATCCTTGCTGATGGATCGAGGATATTTCCTCCAGATTTCAGCACAGGCAGTATTCCAGCCCTTAACGGCGGAGCTAGCAGTTCATGCTTTGCGGTAGGAACTGCCACTGCGAACCAGATTCAGATTGATAATATACTCCACGTTGGACCAAACGGCGCCAAGGTCTCCAACATCCGCTTCTTCCTGAATACCAACGATCCCACAGGAACGAACCATTACGACATGGGACTTGTCTATGGCGCTCCCGGAACTAACGGCGTGCTCATGGCCCACATCGGAGCACAGGGATTAACGCAGACCACGGGAACCACGATCAGCATTGCGCTTACAGCGACGACCTATCTTCCTCCTGGCGATTACTGGTTTGTGGTCGCGGGAAATAATGCCAGCGCGACGAACGTGGCTAAGTTTTCTTGTCTCCAGACCAGCAGCATTTATTTCCCGGTAACCTCTCTGGTGAGTGCGACTGCGGCCACGGCGGGAGACTTAGGTGCGGTAGGGGCAACGATTGCTATTCCTGCGGCTGGCATCGTCAATGACGGGAACAATGGTAACCATGCCTTCTTCGTGTACTGAGATGCGAAAACTGTTTCTCATCGTCGGTTTACTGATGCTTGCAACAAGTGCTTTCGCTGTGGGCGGTTCCTGTCCTACCGGAGCGAACTATCTCAGCGACACAAACCCCGGAGGGCCATTAGTCACGCTGGCGACTCTTGGCGTAACGAGTTGCTACTATGTAGCGGCAAATGGTTTGGACTCCAATGATGGTCTCTCGGAAGTAGCGGGGCATCCGTTTCTTCATGCTCCGGGGATGCCGAACTGCACGGGTAACTGCGCCACGGCTTCGAGTGGAGCGGGTATTGGAGTGATCGTCCGTGGGGGTGACACGTATCACTTCGGAAACTCTGGATTGACTCCATATACAGGGGGTACGTGGGCCCTTAAGACCAGCGGAACGGCAGGAAATTATACCTACGTTGGCGTAGATCAAACGTGGTTCACGGGTGGGTCGTGGACTCGTCCCTTAATGACGCAAGACAACGCGACTAGTACCAGTACGGTAGGGAGTTGCAGCTTCTCGACCGGCGCAAACAACGTGATGTGGCAGGCTGGTTCCCGCGCCTACTTCATACTCGATAACTTCGAGTGGACGGGATTCTGCTGGAACTCCAAGACTTTCGGAAACAACATCGTCATCAAGTGGTTCGGGCCAAGTTCCAGCGTTCAACCGCAGATCATTGAGAACAATTATGTGCATGGTTGGACGCGTACCGCGGCTGGGAAACAATCTGGTGGCTCGGCACTCGCCGGACACAACGGTTCTCCAGGCAGCCAGATTCAGTTTAACGTGATTGACGGCGCGGATTCTGATCCATTGACGATGGACCCTTTCTCGGAAGGTGGAGATGGTTACATTGTTCAGTACAACATCGTCCGAAACGTGGGCGGGACGACGGTTTTCAACGTATGCCACATTCACCACGACAATCTTTACGAGCACTACAACAATTCCAATGATGGTTCGACGCATACGGATGTGGACTTTTGTTTCTCGGAGTTTACAGGGGGGTCGAGCGCACCGAACCTGTTCTACAACAATGAGTACCGATTCATCGGAACTGATTTCGGCCAATCTGTTTCCTACGTACTTGCCAATGACACCCCGCACCTCCAGACCGACTACGTCTTCAACAACAAGACGCATGACAACCAGCCGGGCGGCGGAAATGGCTCGATGGTCACCGACGACAACGGTTGCGGAGCATCTTGCGATGGCGTGACGCTGTACTTCAATAACACGGGGTCGAAGCATACTTCGGGCGGTTCGGCGTCCTGTATCGTTGGGCCGGGAGCGAACGGCACTCAAGTCTCAGCCAATAATTTCTGGGTGTCGGATGTGGGAACACAGGCTGACGTGTGGTGCAAGACCGCAAACCTGACAGAGACCACGGCTCTCTACGAGACCACGACGGTTGCTAATGCCAACGGCTATACGTCAGGCAACGATTTCTCTCCTACGTCATCCTCCAGTCCGACCGTGACTGCCGCTGGTGCTAACGAGACCTTGGTTTACTGTACCTTCGCAGTTCTGGGAGACACCAACGCGGTCAACGCTTGCAAGGCTGGCACGACGAATGCCTGTACTTATGACTCGACAAACCACAAGCCAACTTGCCCAAACCAGCCCTCAGTAGCTCGCCCTGGAGCTGGAAACTGGAACGTGGGCGGAGATCAATTCTCGACATCACAGGCGTCAAGCCCAAGTTGCTCGCCGGGTACGGGAACCTACAACGCTACCCAGTCTGCGCGCTGCACGAACCCGAACAGCGGCACGACGGTCATGTGCTTCACGACCAACGGCACGACGCCGGCTACGAATGGTCTGGGGACGGGATGCACGACGGGGACGGCGTACACCGTGGCAATCTCAGTCACGGTGAGCGAGACCATCAAGATCATTGCCGGCACGAGTACCTTAACCGACAGCGCCTTGGTCTCCCACGTCTATACCTTGCAAGGATCGGCTCCGACTTTCAGTCCGGTAGGAGGGACGTATGCCTCGACTCAGACGGTAACGATTTCCTCTGCCGAGAGCCTGGCGATGTGCTTTACTACGAACGGCACCACACCGACATCCAATGGAAGCGGTACATGTTCCAATGGCAGCTTGGTCTCGGGAACGGTCTCGGTGAGCGTGAGCGAGACTCTCAAGGCGATTGCGATGAACGGCGGGTGGACGGACAGTGCGGTAGGGTCGGCGGCTTATACAATTACCTTGGGCAGTGAAGGATTTGGTACTTCAATCGGAATCGGGATCAATATTGGAGTCGGACCATGAGAAAGTTACACATAGTCACGATTGTGGCTTGCATCATATGCACAGTATTTACATTGGTCAATTACCATCTCACTCCAGTATCCGCTCAGTCTTTCGGGGTGTCCGGCATTGGCCCGATTGCGCCGACGGTCGCTCAGTGTCCTGCGGGGCTTCCTAGCTTCGCCCTGATCTGTCCGGTAGGCTCAGGCACATCGTATCAGTTCTACGTGTCCTTCAACGGCGGAGCCTATATACCTTTGGGCGCGCAAGGCCCTCCGGGGCCACAGGGAGTCGCGGGCCCTCCGGGACCGGCTGGAGTACAAGGGCCGATAGGGGCGACGGGAGCGCAAGGGCCAATCGGATCACCAGGGCCAATATTGACTTCTTGTCCGAACGCAGTTCTTTCGGGTACGTCGGGATTGACGTTCGGATCGGCGTGTAAATAAGGGAGGAATGATGATACCTACAGATCCAGTTTTATCTTCACTGACGGCAGCGGCGGCATGTTCGATGGCTCTGGACTTCGCACAGAAAAACAAGAGCCGTTACTTTACGTGGATTTCCGCACACACGACCAAGATTAACTTAGCGGCGAAGCTGATTATGTCCGGTGCCGCAACCATTGGTATTGCTCATGTTTGGGCTCCAGCTACTGGGGGCGGAGGAACATTGACCTTGACCATCCCGCCGTTATCGGTGATTGCGATTGCCTGTTATCACTGGTTTGGTCAGTTTGCTATTCAGCACGGATTTGGGCAGATTATCAGTCCGTCAACGCCGTCTCCAGACGTAAAGACTTTGCCTCCGGTGACAGTTGCGTGAAAGATCCAAGAATGATCTTCGGCTTCTGCCTACTCCTCGCGGTCGCATGGATCGCGGTAGTAATCGCATTAGGCCACGTCAGCGAGGCAACGAGTTATGGACTTCAGATCGTCTTAGGTTCTCTGGCTACCCTGTGCGGGGCATTTGCACAGTGGGCATTCAAGGGCAATGATAAAGGAAGCCAGCAACCCACTTCGTAGGGAGGCACTTGTGTGGCTACTTGGAGCGATATACCCGAGGGCAATCTTGCTTTTTACCTTCAGCTTCTCCTCATGGCTCTTGCTGCTTGCGGCAGTGTCACTATGTTTCTCTTTGGCCTCGTGCTACGTGGCCACCTTAAACATATTCTTGCTCTTACGCATTACCGGGAATACCAAGGGCGATTTAACGAGTGGGTTGTCGGAAAGTTTGATGCGGGAAGAGGCTATTTCCACGCTCCGCCGCAACCTCCCGCGTGATTTGCGAAGGGCTGGGCTGCTATTCATCATAGCATCGTGTGGCGTGATGTACGGTTTCCGTAAGGAGATTTACGGCTATCCCAAGATCAGCTTCTCATACCCCGTGGATTGCAAATGCGGGATTGAAATTAAGAGCGACCTAGGGGATCGGTCTTTCGACGCTCTATGGCCCGGTTCCGATAGGCTGGAGACCATTAAGCTCTGCCCAGATCCAAAGTCCCGCTTGCCACTCAAGGTCGGGATGGTACTGACGAAGTTCGAGTATTACGACCATACAGTCTGTATGGCGATTGACGAAACCTGCAAGGTAGATTACTTGCGGGATTCAGCGCGAAACGTGGTAAATATCAAAGGAGAAAGATTCCTAAAGGATAATTGAATGTCTAATGTATATGAGCAAGTACCCGAGTCTGATGGCGGTGGTTTCACCGCCTACACCGAGGAACTCCCCGGCGCAATCTCCGAGGGCGATACATTGGAAGAAGCCCGCGAGAATCTACGCGACGCAATCGAAATGATTCAGAAAATAAAAAAGGAGCAATAACATGTCAGACGGACCTCCGGACCACCCAGGAGTAAAGATTGTTCCACTAACGGGCGATCCAGTAAGAGACGCGGCAATGATTGAATCGTTTGTCAGCGTTCCGGGAAATACGGTGGATTATTTCACGAACCATGGAGACGCCTTCGCCGTGTTCACCAAGGGTTATGGTGACTGACCACCTATGAACCTTTGGATGCCGCACCGTTTCTGTATCAACAATGAGCCTTGGCTTATCGTCCTTGGTGTCATTGGCAATCTAACGATCATGTTGGCATACTATTCCATTCCGGTCAGCCTGATCGCTTTGGTGCAACATAAGACTGTGGGGGCGGTGATCGGAAGGAATGTGTTCCTAATGTTTGCCGCCTTCATTTTCTTCTGTGGAACTACGCATCTCATGGATGTAGTGACATTGTGGTTCCCGAGTTACATTGCACAATTGGTGATTACGCAAATCACGGCAGTACTGTCCATCATCACGGCGGCTGCCATAATACCTATTTCCATCAAACTCCTTTCCCGCTTAGACAATGAGCAGAGATTTGACGCACATCAGGCAGTTGAGAGTGCCAATCTCACTCGTCTTAAGGAGATGACGCGATGAATCCAGAAGCCAATGGTTGGGGTGAGTACCGTAAACTGGTAGTGCATGAATTAGAGAGACTGAGTAATGAAATTGCTGGGCTGCGTGGTGATTTACAGAAAGTAGATCGGGATGTGCTTTCACTCAAAATAAAAGCAGGCATTTGGGGTGGCGTGGCAGGCACTATTCTTGGTGTAGTCATACGCTTGATTCCGGCTTTACGATGATGCGCTACAAAATATGATTCGATGGAAGGGCGTGGACTAGTGGACATCTATGAGCAAATTAAGAGAGATGAGGGCATTCGTCTTAAGTTGTACATTGATACTGTAGATAAAGCCACGATAGGGTGTGGTCGTAATCTCACTGATGTAGGCATTTCGCAAGATGAAGTATTCTTACTGCTCTACAATGATGTTACGAGGGCCAGATTCTAGTTAAAGAAAGCATTGCCATGGACTTCTGATCTCGATGATGCTAGATTTGGCGTTCTCCTGAATATGGCCTTTAATATGGGGATTTCTGGGCTGCTTGAGTTTCATGATACCTTAGCTAAGATTCAGACTGGGGACTACACTGGTGCTGCTAAAGGGATGCTGCAATCAAAATGGGCAACACAAGTAGGCGACCGTGCGCACAGACTTGCGATCCAGATGGAAAGTGGTGTGTGGACGTGATTCCAATTTTGGACAAAGGAGACCATTTGAAAAACCGTACCAAGCTACAACTCATAGGACTGGTGATGATTTTGGCTTTCACTAGCTCTGAATTTATCTGCAACGGCTATGCCAAGGCGGGGGAACTTTCCAGAGACTTCGCGGCTGGTATACAAGCATTTCAGTCATCCGAGATCGTCTTTCACAGTGCAGGCAAGGTCAGTGATAGCGAGCACGCCGTCATACAAACCTGGGTTCTCCGCGTGGCTATGACCGGCCAGCAATTAGATGCGGCCATCAACACAACCCACAATGCCAAGGACGCGCAGGCGGCGGTGAATGCGGCCATAGATGCGACAACGGGATTGCTCAACTCAGGTGTCTTGGGCGTCAAGAATGAGGAGTCCAAGGCGGCACTGCAAACTTCATTGGTGACGCTAAAAGCTATCTTGGGTTCTATTCTCGCACTAGGAGGACACTAGAATGGCGGACACTCAATTGATAACTGCTTTGAATATTTTGACCTTGGCTGCAGGCTTGGAACCCGCCGTCCTGCAAATGATTATGACACTCATGGGCAACTCGCAGGGTATGACGGGAGACCAGTTTCTAGCTCAGGCTGACGGCATTTGGGCCAATGTGATTGCGACGGCAAACAAGGAAATCGGAAAGTGATAGACTAAACAAGGTAGAATGTAAAGTACGAAGATAGTTCCGCGCGAGCAAGTACCTCTCTCGCGGTCTGCACGTTTGACGGGTTGTCTGGATCGAGATCATCTACCGTAAGAGAAAACTCAGTACAAATGTCGTCCATTAGATCGTTTGGTAGCGACGGAACCTCCGTCACTTTCTCAAGCGCGGGATGAAGGATGGTGGTTCTCATCGGAATCTCTTTGACGGCCATCACGCTACCCTTTAGCCCGATTACCGATACTTGCATGTCATACACAATGTCCTTCAGCGCAAAGCTCCCTACGTTCTGATACTTATTTTGGATGGCGGCGAGAAGCTCTAGAGAATGCCAAGCTGACTTCGATTGTCGTAGGTCGTCTGATGCGTATTCCAAGAGGAACTTTTCGCTGGCGGTTCTTTCGGTTGTTGTTAATGGAAGTGAAGTAAGCGCGGCCTTTCAAGCCGAATTTGAAACGGATGCCATCACGAGCACTCCAATTCGTGTCGGACTCAAACGCAATTTCCCCGCACTCCTCTGCGGTCTCCCGCTCGACTTCGCGGGCAAAATCGGCCATCCAAGATGCGAGGAAGCCGGCGAATTCCGTGGCTTCTGTTTCTGTTTCAAATGATTGCTCAAACACGCTACCTCGTGGTCGCACTGCCCCGTCTTGAACGATGATTGTCGCCCGCGCTCGCTCCTCCAGCTTCCCGCTGGGTACGGACTCAGCTTGCTTGAGATTGTCTTGACATAGCTCGCAGCCATCGTGACCGGTAAAATTAGCCATTAGCGGTTCTCCTCAACCTTCGCTTGCTCGATCTCGTTCTGGGCCGCAAGCATCGAATAGCGGTTTCAGTTTCTCCCCGTATTGCTTGTAACTCGGTTGTTGGGGCCGCATCTTTCGGACTCTAGCGGCAAATAATTCCGTGGCGTACACGGTGCCTATAACATCATCAGCAGCTTTTGCATCTCGATAGGCTGCCTCAAGAATCTCGATGTTCTCTGGCGTGATCGTTTCGCAGTCGGCAGTTGCCCACCAGAAGCAATCGCTGCAATCCGCCATAAAAGTAATCGGAGCGTACTCGCCGTCCATGCGCCACCACAAACTGCTGTTCTCGCCAAAAGAAAATACCTTCAATACCCGTAAGATAAACTCTGCGCTGGCTTCATTTGCCATGTCTCCTGCCTCCACTCATTTATTTCTTCCACATTGCTACGAATGCACGCAAGAGCAAAGCAAGGAAGCATAAACACAGCGCGTCGGAGATGTCGCGCAGCGCACTTGCAATCTCTGTCATAGTGTCTCCTACCTCCAGGGAATCAGCCCTTGCTAGTGCTACACGAACCTTTGAACAAACTTCCGCAGATGAAATTAAGGCCAGATTGCTTTCGTTGCGGTGAGCTGCGGAATACCGAATAGATTCATCAGGACGCTGGGCGTGAAAAGATAGTTCACTACCCACTTCGTCGGATACGCCATCAACACTGCGATGAGACAAATACCGCCGATTGCTACTACTGGCACACCCACTACTTTGAAAAACTTATCCATTATTGTCTCCCTTCCCGCGTGTCTACTCTAAAACTCTGCTGTGCGGGCCGGGCTTGATTCCGGCTCAGGATTTTCGGAGCTTCCTGTTTTGACTCGGTCATGCTCTTGTGACGTTATAGCTCCGGGGTGTCCTTCCACGCCGCCGCACAGCCATTGCTCGGGCCGCTTGACCCGAACAAACTCAATACGCTTCGATACGCTCTGCGAGGACGTTGGAATAGTCCTTCATGTGAGCATATTGCCGCGTCAGACGGTCACGCTCTGCGACCGAAAGTGTGTAGTAGATGTCACCATGCCGGAAGGTGTCCAGCTTCTCAATCTTCGCATCCAGTTCCGACTTCTCAGCTATTACTCTTTCCTGATGTGGTTGCATATTTCTCCTTTCTGCTCGGGCCGAAGCCCAGGCAAAGTCAACCTTCTTTCGGTAAAATGTACGACAAACTATGATGATCTTCCTCCGTGGCCTCACGGATAAATCTCATTTCCGAGCGCGAACAGATATGACATACGCCCTCTTCTTGCTCGGTCTCTTTCGCCAGTTGCTCAACATATCGGGACATGCAGGCGCAAGAATCATTCATGCCAAAGTTGATATCTTCCTCAGACCAACTGGCTGGCATGGATATAACCATTTGAGTTTTGAACTCAACGATGACGGTTCGTTGCGGCACAACGCAATCATCCTTATGCTTGGAAATGGGTTCCCCGCAGTAGAAGCAGTGCGTCTTTGCCTTCTCGGGCGCATGTGTCCAATTGGAAGGATGGTCACGAATGCCTGAATCTGGTGGAATTGCGAGTTTCATCATTTTCCCCTTTCTTCTTTGCAGGGCCTAGCTAGTTGTATCCGGTACTGATTTGACATGGGTATTTAGAGGCGGATTCTGCGAGCTTCCGCCAAGTAGTTCGTACCTTTTCGCCGTCATCATCAAAATCAAACTCCTCATCAAGGTTGGTGACCTCCTGAAACTCGTCTGCTAAGTCACTTTCGCAGGTATCCGGGTCGGAATTTAAACGGTAATAGGCCCGCATCTCTTCTTCGGAGTGCGCTGCGAAATACTCAGTGCCATCCGGCCCGATTTGAAAAACGCGAATTGATTCATTTTCCTTTGTCATTGCCGCCCCTGGAATTACAAAATTGCTAGAACTGCTTCAACCGCTCGACCTTCACACTCAATGCACCGCTCTTTGTCTCCGAATTCGCCACAACTAATCAGCGCATCACAAGGTTCGCCGCACGCAGGGCACCGTAATTTCTCACACTTTTCGCAGGCGGAAAGCCACCGCCCCTGACGCTCGACCGTTTTCCAAACATGCTCACAGGTCATTGTGTGTGGCTCCTATAAGGGGTCAGGCCCTTGCGCCATCGCTACGTCCTAATCTGGAGTCTTGGCCTGTTTCTGCTCTTGCCATTTCTTTGCGCTCCAGTTGTAGTTCGCCAGTTCCCGCGTGGCAATTTCCTGCTCTAAGCGTGCCGCAACTTTCCGGCAATACTTACTGCCTACACTAAAATGGCGATTCACGTTCAACACTTTGACCGCTACTCGCAGCGATTCTAAAAGTCCGGGATCGTTCATTTTGCTTACTCCGTTACCCCAAAGGGTAGGACTTCTCAAAAATTAGCAGCAGGCAATCCACCGGCGAATTCCACGGCCCATCGAAAGACAGCTTCCCCTGCCAATATCGCGGCTTTGCTCCGAGTGCCAGCGCACGATGAAACCACTTCGCATTGACCCGCGCCGGAACAAGCAGGACAGCAAGATCCGCGCTGGCCGCAAGCTCCAAGAATGGCGGGATTTCAGCCCACGGCGGATTGCAGAACACTCGCTCCCCGTCCCAAAACATCCGGGCACGACGGGATGAGAACCTTTGGAGCAGAGCATTCTTGGCCGTAGCCGCGCCATCCATCGTGAAATTGAACTCGGCATGTAGCTCCGCAAAGAAATCCCTCGGCGTCCTCCGATCCTGTTTCCGCTTCCCCTCGTAATGGCTGACATATGACATCCGTTTCCTTACTCCCCCAAAGGGTCAATCAACCCCTTTTTGTCTCCGCGATTCCCGGCTCCTGCGACTTTCTGTACTTTTTGACAGCGCGGACAAACTTAAGGGCCGCACTCAATGGATATCCGTGAGCCGCTACGACATGCTCTACATAGTGCTTGCGGCAGAATGAAAGCATCGGTTGCATTTCCAAGCCACAAAAGAACATTTCTCCATTGCAATCGCCGCCAACTTCGCACTTAGTCATCGTAGCCAAACTTTCCACCCTAAAAAGTCACTTTTGAGAAGCGGGTACAAACGTCTTGCTATTCTTCTGCAAATTGGATGACATCAATTGGAACACTGCGTTTCGATTGCCCAACGATGTGCAGTTGAACTTTTACGGTTCGCAGGATTTCTCGGGCCTGAGCTGCAATAGCATCCCCTTGCGCCGGGAGCATCTTGTCAGTCTTGATTTCATTCAACGTTGACCAGAGAACATCCTTGAGTGAGGATGCGCTGAGTTTAGCGGGGATACGGCCGGCCTGTCTGGATTGCATAGTCCCTTTTCCTTTGCGTGCTCTTGTTGAGCGTTCCGTTGGCTTGGTGGCGCTCAACCCAAGTCATCCGGCGATCTATTTCCATTTCCACGTCACGTAAAACTAAGGCGGCTTCTGCGAACGGGCCGAATAGTCTCTTGGCCCGGTATTTCAAGTCATACCCTTGCTTCCATTGCCTGTACTGCGGACGGCGGCAATACTCAACATGATTCGGCATCCGCTTCTTTCGCTCAATCCTTTCTTTCTCCGGGTCTCTAGTGCGCTGATAGTAGGCGGCTTTATTTGCCTTGATTCGCGCTAAGTTCTTTGCCCGGTACAGAACGTCGTAATCACGCTTGCGAGCCTTCTTTACCTCTGGAGGAATATATTTCCGCCGCGCTAGCCCTGAGCATTTCCGCCCACAGAACTTCCGGTAGCCATCCTTCTTGGCCCTAATAACCGCACTGCGATCAACCTCAGACCACTTTCGACATTGAGGGCAGCGTATTTTCATAGCATCCTGAGTGATCCGTGTGTGGGCTGTACGCTCATTGCTCAAACACTCGCTAGAAATCTTCTTCCGTAGCGGGTGGTATCAACTCTCCCTGCTTGGCTGGCATGTTGTTTACGAAGGGCACGCCGGCAAGTTCAAGGATATTTTCGAGTGACAGATACGTACTACCATCGCCTCGCTTCTTTGGTCCAGAAACTTCGCACAGGATAGGCTTATCAATGGCGGCATCCGTCAGATACTCCTGCGGCGTCTTGTGCCAGACGTAGAACGTGTCTTCGTGGTTGGCTGCGTCCACAATCGTGAGACGAATATACGGTTCCTCGACTCCCTTGGAGTTCGGCTTCTTCTTAAGCCGGTCAATCGCCAGGATGAGGGCTGCTACTTTGGTGAGACCAGAGGCAGTATCGGGAGAGGACGACGCTGCCTCTGGTTGTGCGGGGGAGGACCTGGCGTACTTGCAACTCGGTTCGTGCCCGTTTGTCTTTCCACAGTCGCCACAGATTACATTCTCGGTCTTTGCAGCGGTCACGGGAACGCCCTGTTGGCGCTTAGGGCAGGTCGGAAGATGACCTCCGACCGCGTTACACTCGGAGCACTTCACGGAGCACTTCACTTGTGGTGTCTCCTTGGACTTCTTCTTACCGACCTTACCGCGCTGCTCCTGCATTGCCTGTTTCTGCTCGTCCGTCAGGTCCTCTAAATCTTGGTCAAACATACTGGAGGCTCCCGTGACGGTTAGCGTAGCATCAATCTGCGAACGCTTCTTGGCCATCTTGAGGATCGTGTTGGCTAGGTCTGCTGGCTCCTGTCGAACCTGCATCTCTTCTTTATCCACCCAACCAGAAGCGTCTTTGTACTGCGAGTACTTTATTCGGCGCCGGTCCACAGGAGTGGAGTCGAATTCTTTCTGGTTGTAGGTACGGCGCCATTTGTACTTGGTTTCATCGCTGGACGCCTCTCCGATGCCAGCTCCAAGGAAGTTCCCGGTAGGCGCGTGCGTGAGGCGGGTGGTTACGCGGTAGCGGAAACAGTCATCCGTGGATAGATCCTCGACCACGGGGTCCACTGCAATCTCAAACATGGCAAGGATCTGCTCGCTACCAGCCTTCCAGAGACTTGGCTTGCTCCCGGTTCCGGGGATGATTCCATAGTCTCCCGAAAAATCATTCTCCTTGGTCCCTGGTTTAAGAACCTCAGACATAAGTTGCTGGATCGCCTGAATCCGCATCTTGATTGCGCCTGGGGACTTCCATGACTGGATTTCTACTGGCGCTTTCACTGCTAGAGACTGAGTGCTCATTTGGACCTCCCGGAGATGATCGGATCGTTGTAGGCTACGCAGCCTGGAATGTTGAGGGTTTGAAGGTCAGCCTTGGCGCGCGCATTCAGCACCGACTCAGCCGGCAGGACGTAGGTTATCGGAACCTTGCCAGCACCAATCGCTTTGCACAGTGCTTTCATGTTCGTGACGCGACACTTCCAGTTTTCCCGAGACGATACCCCTGAAGCCTTATTGTAGGTAGGCTGCACTGGCGGTGCCACGACGACGGCAGGAGCCTCGATGATGGCCTTGACCTGCTCTGGAGTGGCACCGGACTCCTCCGCCAAGGTTGCAGCCT